GCCCGCGCCGGCAATCCGCAACCCGAAATCCACGATCTCCGATTCCGTCGTCGCGAAGTTGTTGCCGAGCGCGACAATCGTGGAGCCGAGCCGGTCGAACTGCGACTGCGGCATCTGGGTGATGTTCGCGAGCCGAGCCAGTGACGTGGCCGCCTCCTCCGATGAGAGGTTCGTCGCCACGCCGAGCTGCGCCATGACCTTGGTGAAGCCGAGGATGTTCTCTGTCTTGATCCCGAGCTGCCCGGCCGCCTCACCGATCTTGTTCAGCTCGTTCACGTTGACCGGAATCTCCTTCGAGAGATTCCGCATCCCCTGAGCGAGCTCCGCGAACTGCGCCTCCGACGCGTCGACCGTCTTCCGGATTCCGGCGAAGCTCGACTCGAAGTCGATAGCCGCCTTGGCCGAGAGGGCGCCGATCGCGACGAGCGGTGCCGTCAGACCCTTCGTGAGCGCCGTTCCCGCATCGCTCATCCGCTGGCCGGCCGACTTCAGATCGCCGGACAGCTGCTTGAGCCGCTCCGCCGTCTTCCCGACGACGTCATTCGCGTCGCCGACCCGCTTTCGGAGTGCCTCCCACGCCTTGTCCTGCCGGCCGAGCTCCTGGCTGACCTCGTCGAAGGGCTTCTTCAGGCCGCGGACACGACGCTCGGCCTCGTCGAGGACCGGGAAGAACTGGTCGCTCTTCGTGACGAGCTCGAGAACGGTGCGGGTGCGTCCCTCAGCCGCCATGTGCCTCTGACGTCTTCTTGGCGACCTTGACGCCGATTCCCAGCTGCCGGAGCTGGTCCGGCGTCGGCCGGATCCGCGGCTCCGGACGTCCGGCCCGCGCGGCGCGCTCCCAGCTACTGACCACCCGCTGCCGGTCCTCCGAGCGCATCACCCCCGACCCGACGGCGATCTGATTGGCTGCCGCCATCGCCTCCTCCGCGCGCAGGACGGGGATCATGCGGACGTAGCTCTCCATCAGGCCGATCGGGACGTCCGTTTGCCACGCCGCCGGGTGGCCGCCGTAGAACCGCTGGAGGCGGGCGAGGATTTCGTCCCAGCCGGACGGACGGGCGCAGCGTTGATCAGCGGCGTCCCCGCCTTCTGCAGCGCGGGAGCCAATAGCTCTAAAAAAGCCCGGAACACCGTCCGTCGCTGGACGTCATCGAGCTTCGCGATCACGTCATCCGGCGCATCCAGCGCCAGATGCACGCCCCGATCGAGGAGCGCCGCGTATGCCTTCGCATCCTCGTCGGTCATCTGATCGCCCTTGATTTCGAGCTCGACGATCTGCGGGCCGATGACTTCGAGGGTGCGGTACTCGCGGAGCGTCAGATCCTGCCGGGCGCGCAGGTCGTAGAGCACGCCGTCGATGCGGACCTGAAAGCGCTCGCGTTCGGTGGAGAGATCAAGAATCGGTTGGGTGGCCATGAGTCGCCTCTACGCCTGGGACGATCATTCGAATGCCGAGACGCGCGCACTCGGCCTGCACCTGGACGAGCGCGCGCGCGGCTTGCTGGAGTTGCTCTTTGTGGTACCGGATGGCCGCCTTGTGGCGCTTCACCTCGCGCTGCAGCGCGAGCGCGCGGCCGGACAGCGAGGCGTCACTCGCCATCCGGATCCTCGCGCGTTACGAGAACGCCTCGGCGTCCTGCGCGACGAGCCGGCCGAACCGCTCGTCGACCGACGCCGCGTTCGGATCGACCAGCGCGTGCCACTCGAGCTGCAGCAGCGCGGCCTGGTCCTTCCGGTAGACGACCTCCGGGTTGCCGACCTGCGCGGCGATCGGCACCTCGTACTGCATGACGCCGGTCGCGCCATACGGGGACGCGTCGCCGCGGACGAGCAGCGCCACGGTGTTGACCGTGAAGCCACGCGAGAGCCCGAGCTTCCGCGTGCCCGCCGTGCCGGATCCGGGCGGCGTGTCGGTGACGGCGTTGCCGTTGATCGCCTGCGCGTACTGCTCCGGCGTCACGTCGGCGAGCGCGATCCGGATGATCAGGTCCTCCTCGCCGCGGAACACCTTCCGGGGACCGGAGTCGCCGAGCCCGCGGAACTTGTTGATCGACTGCGGATGCGAGACGACGACGCCCGTGTCCGAGTCGTAATTGAGGTTGCCGGACGTGCCGATCTTCACCCACGGGTCAGTCGGCGCATCGTCGACCGCCGGAAACGCCGTGCCGACCGGCGCGACCCAGAGCGTGAACGGGGCGGCAATGATTTCGTACGGGACCGTGTTGGCCATGCGCTGCTCCTGGTGACTACGCTTCCGACATCGCGAACGCGAGCTGATGCTCGACCTCGCGTGCTAACCGTTCCTCGATCCGCGGCAAGGCTTCCGGCGCGCGCCGCGTGAACACGTACCAGATGGACGGGCCCATGAGCTGCGTGATCGGCAACTGGCCCTTGTGCTGCCCGCCATGGCGCTTGCTGAACCGGTCCTTCCGGATGAAGACGCCCTTGTGCTGGCCGGTCGCGCCGGCGCGCACCGTCGTGATGAACGCGCGCGGCTCGCGCTTCCGCTGGCCCTGGTTACGCCACGTCACGCCGCGGCCTCGGCCACGAGACGGATCCGGACCACGGGCCCCGAAGGCGATCGTCGGGATCGGCTTGATGCTGGCGCGCATGGAGGCGACCAGCGCCTCACGCGCCGGACGGGCGGGGATGAGCAGGATCTTGTCGCGCACGTCCTTCTGTCGGATCCCCATGTCCTGCGCGATGATCCGCGTCAACACCGTCTTCCCGCTCGCGTTCGCGCGGTTCAGCGCGCGCGCAATCGCAATCGGGGCCTTCCGCTTCAGTCTCGCGAAGTACGCCTCCGAGAGCCGCGAGTCGATCCGCAGATGCACCGTCACGGCGTCCCCCAGCCCTCGGTAAACCGCGCGTCGTAGGTGATCGTGGCGCCCACGCTCTGATGCTCCGGCTCACGCTCCAGCCCTCGCACCGCGCCGCGTTCGAGGTAGTGATTCAGGAGCGGAATGCCATTGACGTGCAGCCGCCGATCCGGCTGCTCGATCGCACGCTTGATGTCGCCGATCACCGCCTCGACCACGAGATAGCTGCCGTCGATCGTGGCCTTCGCGATCGCCGCAATCGTGATCGGCCAGATCACCGACACGTTCTCACCCTGCCAGCGCGGCTCCTCGTCGCCCGGCAGGATCGCCAGCGCCGCATCCGGGTCGTCTTCCCCGAGATCCGGCGCCTCGCCGATGTAGATCCGCGCGCCCGCGTCCGTCTCGTAGCCGTTGGCCTGGCTGATCTCGGCCAGCCGCGCCCCGATGGCCTCGAGAATCAGCCGCCGTTTCGTCGCCATCAGGCGTCCTCAGCCGGCAGGACGTTCACGCGCGTCTCGTCCACGTCCAGACTCTCCAGCGCCGTGACGACCCACTCCCGCGGCTCTTCGCCGTCCGTCTCCGGCGCGACGATCCGCGTGCCCTTTGGCACCGTCGGTACGACCAACCGCGGCAGGCACAAGGTTCGGACCCGCGCGCGCCGCGAGAACTCGGCGCCGGTCGGCTGCTCCTCCGTCACCGGCGGCAACCAGACGGCCGTCGTCTCGATCGGCTCGTCGTCCGGTGCCGGCCGGGCCACCATGGCCGTGACCCCGAACGCCTCGAGGATCACGGCCATCGGCACCCGCACATCAGTCGCCATCGGCGGCCTACGTCGCCAGCGTCGCCCGGTAGAGCGTCGCCGGCCGCGTGCAGAGGAACAGCGGGTAGCTGTAGACCTCCACCGTCACGTAGGCATTGCGACCCGACGGGTCGGGCAGCACCAGCGGCACGACGTCGCGGCCGGGCATGTTCACGGCGTCCATGAACTCGGCCGGGCCCCACGCGACCTGGAAGATCCCCGGCGCCGCCGGGAAGAACTTCGCGTCGCCGGACCCGATCGCGACCGTGCTGTTGTCGTCGGTGCCGCGGTAGTTGACCCACTCGACACCCGCGTAGCGGAACGTGCCGAACGCCGTCGGCTGGCGCAGATCCGCCGCGGCCTGGTAGTTCAGGAAGGTCTGGCGGACTTCCTCGTGGTTGACGAACTGATCCCAGAAGTCGTCACCGACAAGCGCGATGATCCGCGAACCCGGCGTGAACGCGCCCTTCGCCGCGCGGATCATCGGACGCACGATCTGGCTCTCGATCTTGGCGCGCACCTGGCCGGCCTGCAGCGTCGCGAAGTTGAACGTCACTTCGGCCGGCTGCTGCACGCCGAACTCGGTGAAGTAGTTCACGATCGGCGAACCGTCGGCATCCAGCACGACGCCCTGCACCGCCCCGAGCCGGTGGTGCTCCCAGGTCAGTTCGAGGTCGCTCATGAGCTTCTGGAGCCGACGCGCGACCTCGGTCTGCACGGCCTCGAGCTCCGTCTCGCTGCCGAAGGCGCGGATGCCCTGCAGCTCCTCGGCATGGATCGCGTCCGCCTTCGCGAGACGCGTGGTCTCGAAGATGCGAACCGTCCGCTTGTCGTGCGTGGCCTGCTGCGGCGGGGCCCCGACCTGCGAGGTCGGAATCAGCGCCAGCGAATCCCCGCGCGACTCGACGGCGACCCGGCGCGTCCGCTGCGGATTCGACTCGAAGATGCCGAGCGAGCCGAGGAACTGAGGCTTGAAGTCGGACGCCTCGATGGCCTCGATCAGGCTCATCATCGAGAAGGCGTCCGACTTGAAAATGTCCATCGTGGCCATCGGTGCTGTCTCCCGCTGTGCGGCCGACCTACCGCGCCTTGATGCCCCGAGCGGCCAGGTCGGCGTAGGCCGCGGACTTGTCGCCGTCGCTCAGGCCCGACTTCCACGACAGGCTGGACTTCCGGACCTCGGCGCCCCAGTTGATGACAACGCCCGTCATGTCCGCGGGTGCCACGTCGTCGTTGCTCAGCTCGGCGAGCAGCACGCCGGCCGCCACCTCGCTGCCGTCCGAGCCGGCGTTGTCGTACTCGACGTACTTGCCGTCCGCGCTCAGCTTCGCGAGCACGGTCCCGGCACGCAGGGTCGTGCTCGCCGGCACGGTGACCGTGACCTCGTCGCGCGAGATGTACCCGGGCGACTCGCTGATGAGGAACTCCGCGTTGTGCAGTCCTTCGGTCTTCGACATGTTCGTGGTCTCCTACCGGCGCTTGTTCATCCGTGCGATCACCCGCTGCCAGGACGTCTTGACGTCTGCCGCACCGAGATCCGGCCGCAGTCCGCCGTCGATCTCGACCTTGTCGAGCCGCGCCGTGATGGTCGTCAGGTGCGCCATGACGGCCTCCACCGACATGCCGCCGGCGATGTAGCCGTCGGCGAGTTCGGCGAGCTTCGCGTTCGCGCAGAGCGTGCGGATCTGGTTCGCGCGCGCTAGCGCAGCCTCGCGCTGCGCCTTGTCCGTCGCGATGCGCGCCTGCGCCTGGTCGAGCGACAGGTTCTCGGCGATGAGCGCGGAGGCGAACTGGACGGACGCCCCGGCCTCCGCGCAGAGGCGCAGGATCTCGGCGGCCGCCGCCGGCTGCGGCGCGGACGGCTCGGCCTTCCCGGGATCGCTGGCCGGCTTCAGCAGCGCCTCAACGCGCGCGCGGTACTTCTCGGGGATCTCGAGCTTCGCGATCGCCTGCGGCCGCAGGCTCGCCGCCGCCTTCAGGCCCTCGACCTTCTCCGTCGCGAAGCCCCACCCGATCGCCTCGTCCGCCTCCATCCAGGTCTCGGCATCCATCAGGTCGGCGATGTCCTTCTCGTCGAGGGTCGCGTGCCAGCGGTAGGTCGCGATGATCGTGTCGCGGACGGTGTCGAGCGTCTCGGCCGTCTTTCGCATCTCGGCTGCGTTGCCGATCCCGACGGTCCACGGGTTGTGGATCATCAGCAGGGCGTTGTCGGCCATGCGGACCCGCTGGCCCGCCATCGCGATAATCGAGGCGGCACTCGCTGCCAGGCCGTCGATGACGGTCTCGACCTCGCGCCCCTTCGACGCTTGCTGTTCGCGGAGCGCGTTGGCGATGTTCAGCGCCGCGAAGACGTCGCCGCCGGGACTGTTGATGTGGACCTTGATCGTCTTCACCGCGTCTGGCAGCTTCGACAACTCGTCAACGAACGACTTGGCCGTGACCCCGAAGCCGAAGAAGTCGTCGAGCCAGTCGCCAATGAAGTCGATGATGTGGATCTCGGCGACGGTCGGGTCCGACGCGGCGTTCTCGAAACGGAACCACTGACGGGCGCTCATGCAGCCTCCTGCGACGACGCGGCCGAGTCACCAGCCGCATCGGGATCCGGGGTGGCCGCCGCTCGCGTGCGGCCGCTCGTGGCCTGTCGACCGTCGGAGTCGTACCGGAGTCCGAGTCCGTCGGCCCGCGCGTTGTCGGTGGCCTGCTCGCGGTCGATGACCTCAGCGTCCTCGCCCCGCGCGCTGACCTCGGCGGACCGCGACGTGAGCCCGGACCGGATCGCTTCCTTCGCGGCATGCACGTCCTGCAGCGGATGCAGGTAGGGCCAGCCCTGCGGCATCCACTTGACGGCCGTGTATGGGGCCGGGTTTGCGATGAAGTCCAGCGGCAACGGCAGCGCCCCGGACAGGAACGCGCGTTCGAACCACGCGAGCCACACGCGACGACAGAGCTGGTAGGCGACGATCTGGTGCTGCCACTGCTGAATCCGCCGCCGGAACTCCTGCAGCGCCACGCGGATCACGCGGTCGTTCAGATCCCGCATGTCGCCGGTCAGCACCTCGTAGGGCACGCCGACCGCCGTCGCCGCCCCCATGAGCTGCTGGCGCATGAACTCGTCGTACGTCTCGTTGACGCCCGGCGGGTTGGACCACGTCACGTCTTCGCCCGGGTAGAGCTCCTGGAACATCCCGGGCTGGAGCCCGACGATCGGCGGTGGGTCGGCGGAGCTGACTTCCTCGTTCGTGAGCGGGTTGTAGGCCGTCTCGCCGGATGGCACCGATGCCCGCTTCAAGAAGCCCACGAACAGGTTCGCGATCTGCTGGCGGAGCAGCGTGGCGTCGTCGTACTTGTCGAGCTCGTAGAGCTTGACGAGCGCCTGCGCGAGCTGGGGGTGACCACGAAGTTGGCCGGCGCGCAACGGTTCGTACAAGTGGATGATCTGCTCCGCATCCACACGGACGCGCCGCCCGTAGTCAACTTCCACCAGATCGCCGGGGCGGGACCGATAGAACCAGTAGCCCCGGCGACGGCCGATCGCGTCGATCTCGATTCCCGCGCGCACGCGCTGGCCGTTCGGCGCTATGCCGTTGTAGTCGTGCGGGCAGAGCTCAGGCTCGATCAGCTGCACCTGAAGAGGAACGCTGAGCCCGTCCTCTTTCCGCCGGATCCGAAGGCGAACGAAAACCTCTCCCGCCTCCATCCACTCGCGCACGGCCAGCGCCTGCAAGCCGTACCAATCGAGCAGCCCGTCGGCATCGGCCTCGTCGGTCCATCGGAGCCAGAGCCGGTGAATCTGCTCGCGCAGCGCATCGTCCTGCACCTCAGACTGCGGCTTGATGCCGGTCCCGATGATGTTGGCGACCAGCCGATCGATTGCGCCCTTGGCGTACCCGTGATTCCGGGCAGCCGCCCGGGACCGGTCGCGGATCGTCGTCAGGTTCGGGAGGATCGCCTGATTGGCGGTGAGCGTGGCCGCGCGCCAGGCGAGCGTGCGCTTCGTGTGGGCGCCGCTCTCGTAGGCGGCGCCGCCCGTTGACTCGAACGGCGAACTCGTCAGGCTGTCGCGGACCGCAACCTTCCGCACGGCCCTGGGCGGCGCGACGGCGAGCTCCGGCGCGAAGTCGGCGCGCATTAGAGCCCCTTGCACGCCACCCCCTGATACTGCTTCGGCCGCTGGCCGAGCCCGAGCTCGCGCAGGATGTCCTGTTCGACCTGGCGCATCTCGTTGTCGGACTGGTAAGTGACCGTCCGATCGACGTACTGCACCGTGCGCACACCGCGCAGACGCGCGCTGCGGATCGCCTCCAGGTCTGTGCTGGTGTATGCCACGCCGAGTATCATCGTGGGGGATGGCGTGTCAGTAGCGGGACGAGTAGCGCGGAAGCGCTATCTGGATGCCCCCTGTTGTGGCCGGACCAAGTGCTCACGGACGACCTCACCGAGCGGACGACGCTCCCGGATGGCGATCGGGATGCAGGCGGCGGTCTCGATCAGCACGTCGCGGATCACGGCGGAGACGGACTGCCCCTGCATGAGCGCGATACGGCAATAGCCATCATGCAGGCGGGCCGGCATCCAGACGTTCGCCTTGCTGTCGTTCCGCTCGCTCATGAGGCCATCGCCCGCTCCGCGAGCATCTGGCGCTCGAGACGCCGCCAGACGTCGACGAGGTGTTCGGCCTTCGCCGGCCGGCCATCATCGCCGAAGATCGCCGATCGGAGCTGACTCTTGACGTGCAGGATCCGGGTCACGGCCGGATCGAAGTGCTTCCATGAGCTGTCCTCGCAGTTCCACTCGGCGCACGGGAGTTGCCGGATGTCCAGCGGAACCAGCGCCTCCCGCATCATGGCGATCTCGGCGTCGGCCAGCGATGCGAAGGGCTGCAGCGTCGGCTTCGTGGCGTCACCCTGCGGCATGCGCCACTGGCGGATCTCCTGGGCGCTGAGCCCCTGCACCAGCAGGTCGCGCAGCGTGAGCGCCGCACCAAGCGCCGCCTGATTGATCCCGCCATACTGCCGGCGCCAGTCTTGGTGTCGATACTGGTCGCGAAGGAGGCTCC